CTCAACTCAGACAAAATCCTATCTTGGAGCGCTCTATTCAAAAGTATCTAGCAGCTTTCGCTGAGGAAGGGATAGACGGCTCTTATATAGCTAAAAAGTATAAAACTATTCTGGAAAAAACATCACCTGACTCCTCTCCCCGCCAGGATACCAATACTCTAAAGGCCCTGCAGCAGATAGAGAAGATGGCGGGTTTCTACACAGAGCGCTCTGAGAGTATAAATCTTAATATCAACACTGAGCTTACCCCTGAAGAAGTTGAGTTTATGAAAGAGTATTTGAGGGGAGCAGGAAAAAGAGAGCAAAAAAAGGTGCAGGAGCTAACCAGAGAGGATGAATCAGGAAAGACTTAAAAAACTCAAACTTAAAGCTCATTTTGCCAAAAAGAGCTTATTTTATCTGAATAAATTCATTCTCTACCGGGAATTTAGAGACTCACAGTCTCCCTGGATACCTGATTATCCCTGGCAGGATATCAGCAAGTGGGTCCAAACCTGGAGGAAAAAGAGACGCAAGCTCATTATGATACATAGAAATTCCTTCAAGACCTCCTGTATTGCAGTGGGATATCCGATTTTTACCCTGTTAAGGAATCCAGATGCCTCCATTCTCATCTTAGCTCAGGAGAGAGCCTATGCGATTAAGATTTTAGGGCTTATCAAGCGTCAGATGACGGAAAATGAGGAGTTAATTGCTATAAACGGAGGAGCTTTCAGGGGTAATCTTCCCTGGAAGGAGTGGGAGATATTTATAAAAGGCAGAAAGTCTTTGGGCTCTACTATGCCCTCGATAAATACCGCAGGGATAGACTCGGTTAAGGCGGGACCTCACTACGATTTAATGATTTTTGACGATGTGGTCTCTGAAAAGAATACCGCCACAGAGGAGGCTCAAAAACAGGTAATTGAGAATTATCGCAAATGCTCTCCTATGCTCAAGCAGGGAGGAAAGATGATTATAATCGGTACTCCTTATGCTTTTGGTGATTTGTACGATTACATAATCCACACTCCTGCAGAGAGCCGGCATTTTGAGCTGTGTTTAGGGCAGGCTCGTAAAAATAGTGCAGTTCTACCGGATGTAAGTTCTTTTAAAGATGTTCTTATCTTCCCTGAAGGAAGAGAAGGTACTTTGTTGATGCCAGAGGTTCTCTCTCATCAGTTTCTCGATGATGAAAAAGAGAAAGATCCGGTATGGTATACCTCTCAGTATGAGATAGGACTAATCTCCTCATCTACCGCAGAGTTTGATAAGCAATGGTTCAGATATTATTCTCCTCAGAAACTCCCGGAAAGGTTAAGAGTGTGTATTGCAGTTGATCCCGCATTCTCTAGGAAAACAAGAGCAGATTATACTGCTATGGTGGTAGCGGGGCAGGATGAGCTGGGCAATATTTTTATTCTTGATATTGTCAGAGACAGGTTTGATCCTTCTCAGCTTATAAATAAGCTCTATGAGCTTTACTGGCAGTATCGCCCCTTTCTGGTGGGTCTTGAGACTAACTCTGCTGAATATCTTCGCTATTCTCTGGAGCAGGAGGGGAAAATCAGGGGTCTTTTGCCCATTAAGGAGCTAAAACATTACGGGAAAAATCAGAAAAAAGCTTCTCGTATCAGAAGCCTTATCCCTCTATATAAAAAGGGGTTGATATGGCACAAAGCTCAAGATGAGAGCTGCACTTATGTTCACCAGAGTCAGAAAATTTTGGAATCTGAACTTTTGCAGTTTACCGGGGAGGGAAAAGGCCATGATGATGTTTGTGATGCGACCTCCATGCTCTTAGAGCTTTTTCAGCCCAAGGGGTTAAGGAGAGGAATAAGTTATTCGAGAAGATATCAACCTGCGGATATAAGGACAGGTTATTAAAAGGAGTTTATATGCCAGCACCAAAAAAAAGAAAAAAAGAGAGTTGTCAGGAGTATGTTTCAAGGTTGATTTCTTTTTACAGAAATGAGGGGAGAGGGCAATCTCAAGCAGTAGCAATTGCTTATTCACAGGCTAGAAAAGCCGGATGTAAATTTTCAGAGAAGAGGAGTAAATGAGTTTAGAGAACCAAACATTAACCGAAGAGATAGAAGCCAAATATAAGTTAGCTAAAGATTGGCGTTCTGCTAATAACCTGGAGACTGAGTGGAATACTGCTAAAGATAACTATGAGGGAACTAGTGAGGCTACAAAAAATAGAGAAGCTGCTGGGCGTTCTGCTGTTTTTCCTCACTGGCCCACAACTGCAGTAGACCAGCTTACTGCTCGATTTGTAAATATGCTTTTCGGGAGAACTCCTTATTTTACCGCATCTCCCCTTAATAAAAAAGCTGTGGAGAAGGTAAAGGTTGGAAGAAAGCTTTTATACTGGCAGTTATTTCATCCTACGGCATTTGAGCAGATAGTAAGGACAATTCAGGGATTTTTGATTTATGGTTTTTCTGTTCTCAAGCTGGATTGGGATTTTGACCGTAATAATATTCGAGTTCAGGATATCGATATACGAAATTTTTATTTTTCTCCTGCCTCCAAATTTCTTAATAACTTGAGGTGGGCAATTCACAAGTGCAAGCGTTCTTTGAAAGAGCTGGAGCTTGAGAATCAGATTTTTAGAGAAAGGTATGGAGAAGACCGTTATACTAACCTAGAGGAGTTAAAAGAGGCTCACGCCTCTCTTGTGGATACAGAGAATGAGTACACTCAGAAAGAAGCTGAGGATATAGTAGTTATGCTGGAGTACTGGGATAAGGATAAAAAAGTTCTTTTAGCAAAGGATGAGAAGATTATTATCCAGAATGTAAAAAATCCTGTAGGATTTATTCCATTTATATGTTTCTCTGATGTTCCTACTAGAGACTCTATTTTAGGTAGAGGTGAGCCAAAATCTATTGAGACCCCAGTAGCAGAGCTTGCGACTATAAAGAACCAGAGGATTGATAATGTAAATCTTGCTCTTCAACCTCCCTGGCTCAGAAATATAAACATAGACATTCTAAATGAGGACCAGCTGTCCAATATCTGCCCGGGTTTGGTTATAGATGTGGATGTTCCTCCCCAGGTTGATCCTAACTTAGCCTTGCGCCAGATGGAAATTAGAGATGTTACTGCCGGCTCCTACAATGAAGCAGAACTGTTAGAGAGGGATATACGCTATATCACAGGACTACATGACCCTGTGATTGGGGGTGTTAGCTCTAAGCGAATGACTTTAGGAGAGCACATGGGTTTGAGAGAGGAAGGCTCTCAAATCTTAAGATTTAAGCTCATGTGGGCTATTAAATCCTCTTTTATTCTACTCCCTGGATATATTCTTGCCTGGGATAGAAAGTATTTAGATAAAAAGACTATTGTGGATGTTACCGGTGAGGAGCAGGGAGCTAAGGCTTTCCTGGAAGTTAGTAAAAAAGATTTACCTCATCCTGGGGATGATGTGGAGTTTATAGAGCAAGTAACAGCAGCAGATATTGAAGCTACAAAAGAGTATAAACGTAGCCAGCTTCTTCAAGCTCTTCAAATTCTGGCTCAGATGAAGCAGTTGGATCCGAGAACTTTAGAAAGATTAACTAAGGCAATCTTAGATACCTTTGAGATGCCTGAATTATCTAAAGCTATGGAAAAACCAATAGAGGAAAGAGAACCTGAGAATAATCTTCAGGCTATGATACAGAATTTAGTTAGACAGGGAACTATTCCCCGGCCCGGAGAGGAGGCTCTATCTGCTGGTATACCTCAAGGAGGTGAATAATGTCCACTGATAAGGAGATTTTAGAGAAAGCACAGGATTATGATTCTATGGTTAAGACTGCAGGGTGGAAGCGATTGATTGAGTTTTTACAAGGAAAAATGGAGGATGTAGTTAAAGGGCTTATTTGGACTGATTTTAAAGATTTATCTGAGGTACTCCACCTTCAAAAACAGTGGCAGGCTTACGCCTCTGTTTTAAATGAAGTTCAAAGAGTAAGAATTCAAAGGGATAAGATAAAAAGAGAAGCCGAGGAGAAAGAAAATGCCAGACAAAGAGGAAAGTAGAGAAAAGATTTTTGCTCCTGTGCAGAAAGCTTTTGATAAGGCAAAAAAGCTTTTTATGGAGGTTGAGGAGCTGGATATTTATGAAGTTTTAAGGATACTCCGTGATGATATCTTTAGGTATGAGGATGCATTGCGAGAGAAAAATAAAGATGAGGATGTGGAGGCAATTATGAAGGTAGGTCAGTCTGCCTCTGCCAAACTAAATAAAGGAGAGGTTTAATATGAACGATGAGAAAAAAGACCAGGACCTTCAGAATCAGACTCAAAGTAATGAGCACCCTGAATCTGAAGCTGGTGAGGAAAAAAAAGAAGAAGGAGGAAAACTTTACGCAGGCAAGTATAAAACAGTAGAGGAGCTTGAGAAGGGATACCAGGAGCTGCAAAAGAAAGCTACTCAAGATGCTCAGAGGCGAGCTCATTATGAGAAGGAGTTGCAGCAGATAAAAGACCAGATTCAACAGGTAAGGCAAGCGAAAACTCAAGCAGATAGAGAGGAGCAGAAAAAGAAACTGGAGGCTATGCAGAGAGCCTTTATAGAGGATTTAAAACAAAATCCTTTCATGGCTATTGCAGGAGTGGCTAGTTCCATCGTGGAACATAAACTGCGTTCTGGTGAGTATGTGAGGAGAGAGGATGTAGAGAAACTAACTGAGGAGCAAAAAATTGTTGAGGAAATCTCCTCAAAGGAGGATTTTGAGGAGCTAAAGCCTGCTATGAATGAGTTTTTTGAGAAGCTGCCAGAAGAGGCACGAACTGTTAAGATGCTTCCTCTTGCTTATGAGGTGGCAAAAGCAAAAAGAGGTGCAAATGTGGATAAAGAAGCATTAAAAAAGCAGATATTAGAGGAGATAAAAGCGGGCTCTTCTCAGACAGATAAATCGGCCTCCGTCTCCGAGGGGAGGAGTTCTGAGAATGAGGATTATATTAAGACTATCCTGGAGGCGGACAAAAAGCAGAGTCCGTACGCTCACATGGTTAGAAAATTAACTCAGTGATCTTTTTTGTAAAGGTAGCTTTAACACCCTTAGAGGAGACCCTCTTCTTGAGGATACTCTCTGGATAAGGCTAAAGCACCTTCAGAAAAACTAAAAAAGGAGAAAAAATTTTTCTGGAGGTGTAGAGAATGGCTACATACAGGGGACTTGAGGATATAATGCTTGACCGGCGTACTATTGATTGGGGAAATAAAATCCTCGATTTAGAGCCGGACGCAACCCCTTTTCTTGTGTTGACTAAAAAGTTGGGAAAAGAGAAGGCAGATAACTTTATCTTCGAGTGCTTCGAGGATAGGCCTTTCACTAGGTGGATGTATGTTTATGGGAGTCCCTCTCAAGTCTCTGGAGATGTGTATACCCTTAGTTTGGATGATGGTTCTGGAAACGACCTTGGAGGTTATATTAATGTAAATGACCTCTTATGGGATGTAACTAAGGATACCATGATGCTGGTGAAGAGCATAACCAGAGGCTCACCTGATACTATTACAGTAATCACAAAATATGAGGGTAAAGGTACTGCGAATATTAACTCTTTAACTCACGCCGGACTGCGTTACGATACCTCTGATACCACTGCTTCCGGTTCTGTGCCCGCAGATAACGACCGGATTCTAAAAATCTCTAATGCTTTCAGGGATGGTGGCTCTGTTGCTAACAATGTAGAGATGCCTCTTGCAAAGGTTGCCAACTTCATTCAGAAGTTCAAAACCTCCTATGCGGTGGATTATGAGGTTATGCTGGCTACTCTGAAGGGAAAAGATGAGCTGGCAAGGCTTCAGGCGAGAAAAGCTAAAGAACATTTGAAAGATATAGAGCTGGCTTTTCTTTTCGGTAAAGCAGATGCAAGGACTGATGAGGTAGGGACTTCTGGTAAGGATATAAGGACTACTGGTGGTTTGTACCACATGGGAATTGACAAGGATGATATTGGTGGAAATATCTCTGAGGATGATTTTAGAGATTTCTTGGCGAATGGATTTGAGTATGGAAGTCGTAGAAAAGTCCTTCTGGCTGGTACCCTGCTGATAAAAGCTATCGACCAGTGGGCACATTCTAGACTGGAGTTAAATCAGGATTTCAGAGGACAGCTTGGTTTAACGGTTACTTCCTATAAGACTACTTTCGGTGTTGTGGATATAATTCATCATCCACTTCTCAGGAACGATTTGAAGGGGATGGGATTTCTAATTGATCCTGATAAGGTTAAATACAAGGTAATGAGAGATACTGAGTTGCAGACCGCGGTGCAGAACCGCTCTCAAACTGAGGAAAGGATTGACCAGTATAGAACCTGGGCAGGTCTTAAAATAGGTCTGAAGGAATGCCACAGGATTATAGAGGGTATAACTGGAATAGCTTGATAAATATTGGGGGCTCTGGATTTCGAGCCCCCTCAAAAATCATAAAAAGGAGATGTAATGGGAAAATATAAATTTGCACTTAGAGAAGAGAGAGTAGGAAACAGGCTTCTGGTTCCTAGGTATAGAGTATTAGTGAAAAGTTCTGCAGAAACTGGAGGCTCTCCTGTGTGGGCTGATTTTACTAGGGGAGTTTTTGAGACTGATGATAAAGAGATTGCCAGGAGATTGAGAGAGAAACCAGGATTTGGAAAATACTACGATGAGACCACTTCCCCAAAAGTTCTGGCTCATGAGGGAATGCCAGTTGAGGGATTTGAATTTCCATGCCCCTTTTGCTCTGAGGCTTTTCCTGATATAGGAAAGCTAAAAGGGCACTGTTTGGGTAAACACGGAGCTAATCCTACTCACAAGCAGGTAGAGGCAGCTAAAAAAGGGGAAAAATTTCCTGACCCCAAGCTGGAGAAAGAGAGAAAGGAAAAAGAAATGGAAGAAAAAGATAATGGATAAGCATCCTTTAGAAAAACACGCTCATCAGCACACATCTGGAACTGACCCTCTTCCTAGAGAAGGACTTCTTTTCCTGCATCTGGATAAAAGGTTTGGCTCTGAGCAGACGGTGAGCGTGGGAGCAAGCTCTACCCAGAGCATCTCTAAAGGAGTTTATTACGCTCGCACCGCAGCAAATACTAAAGTAGAGTACTCCTATGATGGTGGAAACAACTGGCAGGATTTAATCGCTGCTTCATCTGCAGGACTTCTGATAAGTGATGGGAAAAATGTGCGATTTAACAATTCGGGAGCAAGTAGTGAGGACTCCTACCTGCTTCCTATTATCTAACGGAGGATTTTAAATGAGTAGAAAAATGTGGATTTTGATATGTATCCTAGCTTTCTCTTTATCCTTGAACTTTATCTTTCCCTCTGTTGCAGGGTTGATAGATAATGCTAAGGAAAAGTGGAAAGGGATACATTTTATAGAGGAAAAGTACATAGCTGCTATAGAGGAGGCCTGTGCGATAAGGGATGAGAATGAGACTATAACTGGCAGTTGGACTATGTCGGGAAATAACACATTCTCAGGAACAAATACTCATTCTGGAACTGAGAAATACAGTGGCACTTGGAAGGCTCTCTCTGGGGCAACAGTTGACTTCGATACCAATGCCTCTATCACAGGAACTTTACAGATTGCCTCTGGCACAACCGTGAATTATGACTCCAATGCGTCTGTTACTGGAACTATGAAAATCGCTTCCGGTGCGACTGTTCAGTTTGACTCTAATGCCAGTTTGGATGGGACAGTAAAAGTAGCCTCTGGTGCTACTGTGCAGTTTGACGACAATGCTAAATTAATTGCTCCTGAGACTGTTGTTATCAGATTAGGAAGTATAGCTGCTGGAACTGATGATGAAAGACCAGTATTTGTAGCTCCTTATAATTGTGAGCTTACAGAAGTTACTTTAGTTAATGCCTCTGCTATTGCTACTGATGCTGTTTCCTTTACAACTATTAGCTTGAGAGATAAGGGAGCTGACGGGACCGCAGATAATTTAATAGCAGCTATAAGTACTGATACTACTGCTTTTGCTGCCTTTGATGGTGTAAGTATGGGAACATTGGATGCTACACATAAAGTTTTATCCAGTGGTGATGTTGTTAGCTTTAAAAAAGCTGATTCTGGTACCGGACAGGCTATTGATGAGCTTCTTTTAATGCTTGGTTTTAAGAGACAATGATAAAAAGATGGGTAATTAGCCCTCTCCTTATCTTGGGGAGGGCGATAATACAGGAGAGATTAATGAGAAAGATTTTAATACCGCTAATTCTTGGATTTGCTTTTTTTCTCTGCTCTACTGTTCTAGCTGGGCAGTTGGAGAGAGAGCCTTATGTGGATAAAACATGGCACTTGGTTCAAGACCAAAATTTGGTTGAGTCTACTTCTGTCCAATACTCTACTGTAACATCTACTGTGACAGCAGCTTCGGTTGAGGTAGCTTGGAGCAAAACTTTTGGAGAAGGAGAAGAGGGAGATTTAGATGAGCTCTGGATAAATCTTGTTTTTGAGATAAAGGCGAGCACTTCAAATACTGCGGATGTAGAGGTTAAAGTTCAGGGAAAAAATGAGGATTATGACACCTGGCAGGATTTGAGTGGATGGTTTGATTATCCAAATATTGGGACCTCTTATGTGCAAAAGACAGTGGAAGGTTACGCTAAACTTGACTCTCTTTCAGGTAAGCTGGATAGAGTACCTTTTCAGCTTCAAGTACTGGTAAAGTGCGATGAGGATAATGAGGGAAGGTTCAGGCTCGTAGGGAGTAGAAACTCATATGTGAGAGCTGTTTACTATAGGAGCTATCAATGAGAAAAATATTGGGCTTGACTTTAATTATCTGTGTGGGGGTATTTTTTCCCTCCTTTGTATTTGCTGTTCCTATCGGCCAACATGGTAGCATTGGAGGTTGGGATACAGATGTATGGCATGATGTCGATTTTCATGACAACTCAATTAAGAACCTAGCAGGCGTAGGGATAGGTACGAATACTGCTCCTGTAGTAAGGACTGCTACAGTTGTTGTGGCTGCTGCTGATGCTGCTACTGCTGCTAAGGCACAGGCAGATTATGTCTGCGATGGAACGGATGACCAAGTGGAGATTCAGGCAGCGATTGATTCTTTGCCTGCAAGTGGGGGGAAAGTGGTACTTTCAGAAGGAACATATATAGTAAATGATACTATATATGTGCCTAGTAATACTACAATAGCTGGTTATGGGTATAATTCATTGATATTTCTTGCGGCGGGAGTTAATAAACCTGTCCTTGAGGTTGGGGATGGGGCATATGATGCCAAGAGCTCAAGTTTGACTGAAAATGTAGTTATTACTAGATTAAGAGTCAATGGTAATGTAGCACAGAATCCCACTTTGGCTTTTGGAATATACCTCAACTACGTCCGCAATGTCCTTGTTGATTCTTGCTATGTCGAAGATACTCATGATGATGGCATCATAGTATCTTACGATAGTGACAGAGTAGGAATAGTAAATAATAGAGTGTCAAATGCCTCATCAGGGATCACGATTGACCGAGGGTCTAACAACTCCTTTGTTGTTGGCAATGTGGTTTCTGACAATACTTTTTACGGAGTTACTCTATATAATACTGACAAGATTGTTATAAAAGACAATATTTCTAATGAGATTTGTGTAGAGTATTCACGGGATATTCTCATAGCTGGCAATGTAATTGTTGGCGGTGATGAGGGAGTCTTCCTAACTTATAAAGCTGGTGTTTATAATGAGCGTATCACAATTATGGATAATTTAATTGAAGCTGTCACCTACCGGGGTATCTTTGTGGACGATGGAGCCTGTCCTGCGGGGTTGATAATTGTCGGGAATAGTATTTATAATCCTGGCTTACATGGTATACGTGTTAATGTGAATAATAAACACCTAATAGTCTCAGGCAATTATGTGCGAGAGGCTGGGGGCAATGGGATTGATGTTAGAAGCAGTACGGCAATTTTGCTTGGAAATAGAATTGAATACTCTCAAAATCATGGAATATATGCGTATGATAACATGCATGGCATAATAGCCTACAACTTTCTGTATAACCAAAGCCAAGCTAATGATAATACATACGATGGAATATTATTAAATGATGTTAACGACGCTAGGATAATAGGAAACACAGTTTTCGATGACGGTACGAACAGGAGTCGCTATGGTATCAATGAAGCCGGTGGTAGTTCAGCAGATAACAATATAATAGCTTTTAACAGGTGCGTCGGGCAAAGAACATTAACAATAAACAGACAAGGAGCAAACACTCGTATAAAAGATAATCTCGGCTACACCACCGAAAACTCAGGCACAGCCACAATCACCAGCGGTACGACCTCTGTCTCTGTAACTCACTCCCTTGATTCAGCCACTCCAGCTACGGTGCAAGTTAGTCCAATTGAAGATATAGGAAATGCTTCTTACTGGTATGTCTCAAACATAGGAGCTACTACCTTCGATATAAATCTATCCGCAGACCCAGGTAAGGATGTAGATTTTCACTGGTATGCGAGTAATGGGGATTAGCTTAACACAATATAGGTGGAGTTAGTCAAGGAGTTTAAATGGACTTAGATACTTTAATACAAACAACCAGGGACCTATTAGAGGAGCCAACGGATGATAGATTTACTGATGCTGAGATAACCCGCTGGCTCAACCGAGGCTTGGAGGATATAGCTGCTAAAACCGGATATCTTCTCTCCTCTACTACTCAAAATACTACTCCTTCTCAGAGAGTTTATAATAATCCCTCTGGTTGTCTCTGGATAGATAGGATAGAGTATAATGATGAGGTATTACCTAAAAATACGAAAGAAAGATTAGATATTCACGCTCAAAACTCTAACTGGTTAGCTCAGAGCGGTGCTCCCAAAGTCTGGTATGTGGAAAATGAATCTCAATTTGGTATTTATAAAATACCGGATAGCAGTTACTCTCTCACAATCTATTATTTTTCTCTAGATACTACTCTCTCAGTGGGAACTGATACTCCTAACCTCCCTTCCCAGCATCATCTTGCGATTTGTTATTTTGCTGCCTGGAAGATAAAGCAGGCAGAAGGAGAGCTGGATGCAATGAACTCCTTTAAAGCAGATTACTATGATTGTTTAAGAGTTATGCAAGAAGAAAAGCGCAAGAGAGAATCCGGGAGAAGGAACTTA